AACGCAGAGGGTACAATCCTCGCTCAAGGGATGGCTCAAGAGGACAAGGCATCAAGCCGTATCAATCAGACATCCTACGTCGAGAACTGCGAAACATCCGCAGTAGGTCGTGCCCTTGGATTTCTTGGGATCGGGATTGAGACTTCCATCGCCACAGCAGATGAGGTCGATATGGCCATCAAAAAGCAGGACACAGCCCCTGACCGAAAGCAACTGACCGCTGACATCGTTAGCAGTATGAAGGATGCCGTAAAGGGCGGAAAAGAGGCGCACGTCAAGTCCGCACTCGAAAGCAAGTACACATATACTAAAGAGCAATACGAAGAGATTTTCGGATGAGCGAGGAAGAAGAAGGCTACGCCAATACGCACACAATCACGATGACCAATGGTACATATTTTACAATTCGGTTTGAGAAAGAAGAAGGGCGTAATGTTGTAGATATCTATCAGGTGTTTGATGAGGATAATGAAATATATCTTATGTCAATGGCAAAGGAGCATTTGGTGGAAATGATATACCAATTTGAATCTATGTTAAATGACTGAGGAACTATTTAAGGACGACAGCGCATATTATTCTGACAGACAGTATCTGTCGAATAGCGCCCTGAAGCTTCTACGTGAGTCCCCCCACAAATTCGCACTATGGCGTACTCGCCAATGGGAGCAACCAAGCAATGTTGCTTTCGAGTTAGGCAAGGCTGTTCACTCTATGTTTTTAGAGGGAATAGATAACGCAATGGTGACGAGCGTACGTAGAGATGTCAGGACCAAGGCATACCAAGACTTCTTGGAGGAAAACAAGGATAAGTTTATTCTATCCAAGTCTGACTACGAGAATTATTTGGGGATGTGTGAGCGACTTCAAAACAACAGCGAAGTACAAGCACTTATGTGGAGTGGTCGTCCTGAAGTTCCCGCAGTTGGAGAATATAGAGGATTAAAGTTTAAGGGCAAGGCTGACTGGCTCGTTGAATCTCCAGGCGAAAGTTACATTTTAGACCTGAAGACCACATCGAAAACCATCAGTGACTTCTACAAAAGCGCAAAGTTTCTATTGTATAACCAGCAGGCAGCATTGTACAGCCACCTGTTTAACGTAGATAGATTTTACTTTGTGGTTGTTGAGAAGAGTTGGCCTTATGAAATTGGTATTTTTGATACAAGCATTGAGTTTATTCAGTCCGGATATTACGAACTAAATAAATCCATAGACTTGTATGAGGAGTTATTTGTAGAAGGTTCTTATACTAAAGATTATGCAAGACAGTTTATTTTATAATATCGTAGATATTGTCTCCATCTATTCGGGTGTAGACAGCGAGGAGATTATGACTCCAAAGAAGTCTCGCCCGGTAACAAAGGCAAAACGTCTTGCGTCAAATATCCTCAAGCAGTACGGATATGGTGCGACTGAAATCTCACTTATCCTAAACATCGATCGGAAGTCTGTGTACGATTACGTACAAACACACGAAGATTGGATGGACAACAGTTCCTACAAAAAATCTTATCTGAGCTGTATTTCTGCTCTTGATGAGCTTGATGAGTCAGGACTAAACTTGAAAAGCGAGGTGGACAAACTCAAAATCAAGGTACTTAAACTCGAAGATATGTACGAGCATATCAAACAATTAATTTTATCTTAATTTGAAATGGCTGAGAAGAATGCTACTTTCATTGGTAAGACCAAAGTGGTCAAGACCAAGTTCGGTGAAATCGTTAAAATTGCCTTTGGGCCACGCGATTTCGAACAATTCGAAGGACTCAAGAACCAAAGTGGTTGGGTGAATCTTGAGTTAATGTCTAAGCGCGATGGCGAGAAATACCTGAAGGTTCAGGATGAGTATCAGCCAAAGAAAGCTGTAAACGCAGGGACCGACGACTTCCCTTTTTAATGTCGTAACTATTCAATTGTGAGAGGGGGCGAAAGCCCCCTTTTTCAACCTCTTTGTTATGGGTAGCGATTACAGATTCTTGTATTGGGATGACCTTGGTGATAGCCAACAGCACGTAGATAACCAATGTCAAAAGCACGCTGAACAACAGGATAAAGACCTGTTGGAAGAAAGACTCCTTGATGCCGAATGGATTGAAAAGGAGGAAGAGTATAACAGACGTATGGATATTATTGGACAAAATGGGAACACCGGTGAGCACTACTTTGAGTACTTCAATGATCACCTAAGTTCCGCACAAATTTGGGATGATGAAGAAGAAAGAGACATCGAGTGACCAGTTTATGCGTATAGCAATGGCTCGTCTAAAGGCAGATTGGCCTTTCTATCCACAGCGATTAGCGATGGCAGCACATATGTATCGCAAATGGCTAGATAGACAAATGGCTCAATAAAGGAATGAGTAGGTTGTTGGGAGGCGGTGGGTTAATGGATGATCAAAGCCGCCTCCCCCACTCAGTCAAAGTGTAAAATAATGCACCCTCAAAGTGTCAAATAATGCACTTTAGCTCGGAAAAGTTCCGAATACGGCTCAATAGTGAGCCACAAGCGTAACGATTACCATTGATTCTTAAACGAGGGTAAATTATTACAAAATAGAAATGAAATATCGAGTTAACTACACCTACTTTGACCAAAGCAAAACGAAAGCTGCTCAATGGGAGCAGAGAGAGAAGGACTTTGAGACAATGGAGGAGGCTCTTCTTTTTGTCAAAAGGGTAGACCTGAACATATCAGTTAGAAATATAAACATTCAACCTGTACTGTAATGCAAATAGAAACATTTAAATTTATTGGTAGCGTTCACTTGTTGCCACACATATCTTTTTGCTATGATTCGAACATATGCGAAAGGGCAATTTCAATTGGTTGGCTGTGGTACGGAGTTACCATATACAGGAAAAACGAAATGCACTTATGAGCGAAGAAATGCAAATAATATACTTGTACAGAGTACAACTTGCTTGGAAGGTAACATCCGGCAGGTCTTACTCAAACGTGTACAAGGGGTCTGAAGACAGGCCATACGAATTTGTATCACGTGCCAAAAGCATAGATGATATAAATAGAAATCCTGAGATTGTTTATCAGATGATGCTACAAAATGGCTTGACTGGAAAGAAAATCAAGGATTTCTTTATAAAGGAGTGCTATGAACAGCGCCCAATTTCACAATCGTTTCACCATAAAGAAGAGGACTACAACAAAGAATTTTAAAAATGAGGGAATTTATTTTTGATGCGGACAAACTCAAAGAACAGCTCATCGAACTGAGGAACGATGGGATGAAGAAAGGAGACTGGGTAGGGTTTCACAGCCTGTACGACAAGTACTCAGTAAAAAGAGGTAGCACCACCTATATTTATGCAGGTGCTCACCAAGGAAAGTCTCAATTTGCTTTTGAGATTATGATGAATCTTGCTCAGTATTCAGGATGGAAGTGGGCAGTGTACTCGCCTGAGACAGGAAGCCCAGTTGAGGTCTTTGCTGAACTATGCTGGGTGTATCTGCGAAAGCCATTCTTGATCAATGAAAAGATTACTGCTACGGATGAAGAGGCACAACTTGCCATAGAATTTATCACCAAGCATTTCTATATCATTGATTCGGGATTGCAAGACATAACAATCGAAGGCTTCTATACTGCTGTGGCAGATGTAGAGCAACGATATGACATCAAGATTGATGGATGCTCCATTGACCCATTCACCGAAATAAAGACAGATGTGTCTTCCGGTGTTCGTGATGACATTGCCATAGGTCAGATTCTGACTCGTGTTCGAAAGCACTCTGCAGAGCGAGACTACCACACAATCGTTACCGTTCACACCAAGCACCAACAGGTGAAGTACAAGGATGGAATCCCATACGTTGACGTGCCTACGATGAACGACATCGCAGGGGGTATGCAGTGGTCGCGAAAGGGGATGATGGTGATAAACATATGGAGGTGTCCATACGGACTAACCGACAACAACGGAGTGCCCTATGAGCCGAATCAGGTGAAGATATCAGTGGTCAAGGCGAAGCCAAAGGCCGTTGGTAAACTTGGATGGGTGTATATGTACTACGACCGAATAATGAACAGGTACTACGAGGTAAACGATTTTGATGGAACAAAAATATATGCACAAGCACTCGCTAATTAATGAGTACAGGAGGTCGTGGGGCAACGCCCTACGGCTCTTCTTCGCTCTCAATATAGAGCGCATTACAAGCGCAGAGTTTGATGACAACTTAGACTTAATTATAAACGGAGAACTGTATAAGTTTGATGTTGGTGATTACACTGGACACGCAGATAAATACATCTTTTTTAACCCTATAAATGGTAGGCTTGTCATTGAGTCAAATGGCGTTAAGAAAATCTATAAATTTGAAGTATCTTTATTTGATGAGAATGAAAAGTTCTGAAGAAAAAATTACAGAAGTTGCAAACTCTGTTCGTGATTTACTGATTCATAAAAATGCTGCATACGGTGATTCTGCCCTTAAGCCTGTTGCTATTTTTGGAAATGCGGATCCAATCGTTTCTCTAACCGCTAGGATTGATGACAAACTTATGCGCATAAAGAACAGGGGCCTAAATGATAATACAGAAGATACAGTTGTTGACCTAATAGGTTATCTAATTCTTCTGAAGATTGCTTTAAATGATGCTAATCAGAAATGAAAGAGAGCTATTTAACTATCTAAAGGAAAATCACATTGCTGATTTAGAAACTTGTCGAGACGAGTTTAGTTTCTATGATTGTTATTCAAGTTATACAAATTCAGACATAGAGCTGAAGTGTAGGAAGACTCACTACGATGAACTTCTCATAGAAAAAGCAAAATACGATAACCTACTCGCCAGGGCGTTAGAGTTCCGTACAGTACCATTGTACATTAACTCTACGCCCTTTGGTGTTTTTGTATTCACCCTAACTGAACTACCAGTGCCAGCTTGGGAAGAAAGAAATATGCCAAAGACTACTGAGTTTTCAAACAGAGAAAAGATAACAAAAGTGGTAGGCTATTTGAACATAAGAGACTCTAAAGTTCTTGAGTATTGGAAGAAATAATATTAACCCTGCCAAAGCCACCAAGCCTTAATAAGATATACGCTGGTGTACACTGGGCAACAAGACTTAAATATAAAAATGACTATAAAGGAAGTATTAAAGCTGAGCTTTCTAATCACGATAAGTTTACTTGCGAAAGCTATAGTTTGGACATTAGCTACAATAGCAGGCTTGATATTGATAACGGCATTCTTGTTTCAAAGTTTTTATCTGATTGCCTTGTCCAAGAAGGGTATGTTCCGGATGACACTCCAAAGTATTTCACTTCGGTTAAAATCTCATTCGATGGAACTCTACCGAAAAATACGTATTTGGTTAAATTAAAAATTAAAGGATATAAATTGTATGGCAACTAAGTATCACACAAACCCGGAAATCGCCAGTTTAATTGATGAAAAGCTGCAAGCTATGGCTTCGGCTTTTGCAAACACTGGTAAGGACTCAACGCTTAAAGAAATAAAAGAAGCGTACAAGAAAGAATGGAAACTTATGGATGAGATTGCTCAGATTGATCCTGAGTTCTGCAAGATCATTCGCCCTTATGATGAAAAAGAATGGATGAATCGTACGAAATCCTGACACAGGATGAGGCGGACTTCCTTATTGAATTATATGAGAAAATTAGAACTCGCGTAGTAGACAAGCGACAAGTAACACTTGTTGGTATAGCAAAAGAATTTGGTATGAAACCATCTGAACTTGCAGAATACCTACCGCACATACTATCGATGTTAAATGCTATTGAGGATGAGGTACGACAAGGACGAGATAGAGATTGAGGCTGTCCGTTCTGTTGAGCAAGGTAGACTTACAAATAAGATTGGAAGGTTTATACTTGACCGCTCTGGAGAAATAGCAAATTCATCATTTAAGTCACCAGAGAATCCTGAGCTGACTCAGGCTCTTATTGATGATGCTGTAATGAGATGCTGTGAAAAGTTCCTGCATTATTACAGGCCAAATGAAAGCGCAGCAAACCTAATCATATCTATGATATTTTCTGCGATGTATAATAAAATGACCTCACTAAACTGGAGCGATGTCTATGGTCAAAAGATATCAGGGAAAGTTCGTTTGGTTGAAGATGGCGACATAGTAATTAAATACGTTCGCTATATGAAAGATGATAACATAAGTAAAGACCTATGAACTTATATGAAACTTGGCTGATAGTTGTTAGCACAGGACTCCTGTTTTGCTATCTATATATATTTGATCCGTTTGTTCGGTTTATCGATGAGAACCTAAATTTTAAACCTTTTAACTGCGTTTTGTGCGCTACCTTTTGGGCATCAATTATTATTGATTTACTTTTAGGAATTAATATTATTTACGCTTGTTTCTCCGCATTTGTGGCGGAAATGGCATATCGTAAATTGGTAAATTAATAGTATGGAACAGTTTAAATGGGTAGGTAATTGCACCTGCAACGGAACAGATTGTTCCTGTAATTATTTGTATAACGATAAACCTAACGAAGATGCCGATTCCAGCGCCTCTTGACACTGAGAACAAAAAACAATACGCAGAACGATGTATGTCAGATGAAACAATGTTACAAGAATATCCAACACCAGCTCAGCGATATGCCGTGTGTATGGTAAAATGGAAAGATAGCATTAAGGGAAAATAAAAAAGGGGGCGTAAGCCCCCTTCTTCGTTTAACCAAATAACCTATATCTCACAAAAATCAATAGACCAAATATAATTAATAAAAGTACAGATAACCAAATAATTACTTCCTTAAATTCATTTTTTTTTGGCTCTGCTGGCTTGTATACATATTTAGTGACGTTTACACGAACAGTGTCTGAAGGGCAGTCAACATTTAGATAGACAAGACTATCTCGAAAGTCAACCTTTACTTTTACGCGATCTTGATAAATTACCGTGTCCCTGAACAATGTCACTGTGTCTGTTAGTGTTCTTTCCTTGGTTACAATTACCGTGTCCCGAACAATCACACTCTCTGGGACTAAGACTACACCACTTCTGCATCCACTAACTACCGCAAGAAGTGCACTCGTCAGGATTATCAATATTACAGGTCGGAACTGGCGCATTGTCTAATTGATTTAACCATTCATCAAAATGGCTTGTACTTTGTTTTTCCATTTACTTTGATTGCTTTGAGGATTTGCTTGCGATTTTGTGCTTTGTTAAATGATACGTGAACCCAGTCTGGGTTTTCGTCAGTACCAAATTCCCAAATAAGTTGGTCAAATACAAGTTCATTCTTGATGTAGTTGAAAATATCTGCATTCATCTCTTCCATCTGAATGTCTGCTGCGGCTCCATTTAGAGCGCAATGCTGCGACGTGGTTGCTCCGCCAATGGCTAGGTTCAAACGAGGGCAACGAAACCCTGAAGAGATATTGATTGCGGTTTCAAAGTGATCGCGAACAGGCTGAAGTATATTGATGCACAGCTCACGAATGTAGTTCACTTGTTTTTCGTTTGGGAGATTTGCAATGCGCATAGACTTAGCAGTGTTGCTATGAATCATCTCCTTTAACGTAAAGTTTTTTGTTAGTTTCATCGTCCCTGACCGTTATAAGGTTTTGAATAATTTTTAGAGGACTTGTTAGCACTTGCCTTCTTAGAGTGTTTGTGGCGTTTCTTGCTTTTTGAAACGTATGTAGTTGCGCTTTGCAGTTTACTTTTTGCCATCTTTCATATAAAAAAAGGGAAAAGCTGCTATAATAAACGCAGCAACCTCAGATAGTTTGGCGTTTCCTGTATATACAGCTCCAAAAGAACCACCGATTAGAACGATACCTATAAGTGTTGTTTTCCAATTGACAAATATCCGTTCTATCATTTCTTTTTAGATTTGATTTCGGCAATGGCCTTATAGATAAGAATAGCGGTCAGAGCGATGGTCATTACACCAGACACAGCAGAAATATATTCATTAATAGGTATAGTAAGAAATGTGATGCTACTTCCTATCCAAGAAACAATCACGCCATCATTCTGATTCATATCACATAAAGTATAAACTTTAATATAATATACAAAAAAAGAAAGCCCCGAAGGGCTTTCAACAGAGAGTATATGAGGGAGGCGGACTACTCTGTAACTTGTTCACCAACAGCAAACTCGCCAGTCTCAAGATTCAAAGAACCCTGACCATACTCCTCAGCAAGTGTGTTCATAAACTCCTGAATTTCATTTCCTGAGTTACGAAGATCTTCAACGAGTTTATTTTGGCGAACTTTAATATCCTCTTGAGTTACATACAAACCACCCAACTCCATTTGGATTGCTTGTTGTTTAGCTTTGATCTCTCGACCTTTAGCTAATTGTTCTTCTGTTACGTGTTGCATAATCAATTACATTAATGTGCTACTAATATACGAAATATTAGCAATCAACAGCATCATCGTAATCGTTTTGCAATTTAAGATGAGCGTAAGCTTGAACCAACAAATTGTCCTCTGTATCGCTAACCTCAAAGTTATAGTGAGTGCGGTAGATTGGCTCAGCGTGAGCTTCACGAGTGGCAGCAGATGCATAAGTGGCTACCTCAAAATTGCACCGCAAAACTTTATTCCAGCTCTCTTCTGGTGCTGTTGGCATAGCGGGAACCGGATTACCATCAGTGTCTACAGTAGGATTTGCTGGGACGTAGTTGTAAGACTTAACGTCAGAAGACTCGTAGTTAAGGCGAGTAATTTTGTGGTATGCGTTTGTAAAAGTCATACCAAACTTATCAATAGTTGCTGTAATAGCCATACTTTGAATTATTTATTTAGTTAATATACAATTTATTCGCAAGAATACACATCCGCCACCTTTCCACCTTCTTCAATTTGAATCAGTTTTGTTCCGCTTGGATAGTAGAACCACTGATTGTTTCCGTTGAATATCTCTTTATTGTTATTATAGATAAATGAGCCAACGTCCACCGGGTCTGTAGTTGAGTAGTAAGAAAGCGTTTCTGAGATTGAACCCTTTTTACACCCCTGCTCTGTATCGTCAAATCCGGTCTCCGTCAAGGTTATTGCCGTAAGGGCACTATACCCATAAAACTCAGATATAGCATCAGGTTTGCTAAAGCCCGCAAGCCCAGAGAGAGTCCTCAAGCTTCCGCTTGAAGACCCTAACTCAGTTCTTATATCTCCTATTGAAAGAGCTCCGCTACTTCGTAAGGCCATTGATTATCTCTTTAAGTTGATCAATCTGTGCTTGTTGTTCTTTTATAGCAGCAATAGCAAGAGTTACCATTTTATCATATCTAACAGTTTTATACTCTTCTGGATTTTTTTCAATATGCAAAGGGTCATAGTGTTCTGAGTTTGGGTCCCCATATCCATACTTATCATTGATATCCTTTCCTCCTTGCACAGCTACACCCATTGGCCAAACAGCCTCTACCTCTTGAGATATTAGTCCAAAATCCTTGTCACCTTCTTTCTTAGACCATACTTCCTCAGACTTTTTGTTCCATTCAAATGTATAAGCGCCTATCTTATTTATTATATCTATTGCGCTATCTATAGGTTGAATGTTTTGTTTAAGTCTTCTGTCAGAATAATACGCAATAACATCACCAGTGGCATATATTGGGCCTTCTACCTTGAAGTAAGAAACTGGGTTTCCTACAATAACATAATGGCTGGAGTGGTCAACACCATTATAACCATTACCAAAGTGCAAGTTTGAGCCAGTCCAGTCTAGTACTCGACCCATTATATCAAAAGTCTCCCAGTTACCTTGTACTCTTACACAATTATAACCACTACCAACAGACTCACCATAAAGTCTTCTAGCAGTAGAACCATTAAGCCTAATTTCTGGAAAAGATACTGTATCAATTGTCCTAACATTCTGATTCATATTAGCGGCATATGAGTCAGTAACGTTGTTCAATAATCTCCTCCAAGAAGACCACGAATTTCTATTGTGATCTACCTCATTTCGCATATAAAGCTCAGCTCCTACACCGGGACCATAGCTGGCAGATAGCTGATACATAGTGTATCCATTATATCCTGACCAAGTTATTACGTGACCCCAGTTTCCATCACCGGTGTATGTGGGGTACATAAAGTCCACACGAAGGCCACCGCCACCCATTTGGTTAACAAGGTCAATAGGGCGTTCTGATGTTAAATATGAACCGTATTCATAGTAAGGTTTAAGATACTGACCAGTAGTGTCTTTTCTAACGAATGAAGATGCGTGAAGACTATCTACAGTATCGGCATTGCTTACAGACTGAGAACCTATGTTTCCTGCGTGGATAACAGCATTGCCTCCAGTTGTTATTGAGCCGTGAACGCTCAAGTTTCCAGCGTTTGAAAGGTACATCAACTGTGTACCGGCAGTATTATTAAACCAGTCGTATCCTCCAGTTCCGTAATTCCTCTGTCTAGCCGTTCCAGCGTCTTGAATTAAGTTCCAGTAGTTAGAACCGTCTCCCATATTAAGACCGCTAGACCAAGGCACTCCAGAAGCACCACCATTGTTAATAAACAACTTCCTAAGCTTAGATTCGCTATTCGGGTCTACATAATATCCAGTGTCTTCAGAGTCATAAAAGATTGGAGCACGGAATGAATATGGCGAATATGTATATCCACCATTTGAAGCTCCATAAACATAAAGAACACCTCTAGATCCTTGACTGCTTGTTATTCTAAAACCAGTGCCTTCGTATGCATTTAGTTCTTCCCAATCATCTCCTGCGTTCCAGAGGTAGTGATTGTCGTCTCCGTTAGTTCTTAGGTATAGCTTTGTATCATTAAGTCCAAATGAGCCACCCTGATTGCCATAAACAGCACCAGAATAACTTGCATAGTTTACTGATTGAGAACCGATGTTGCCACTAGTGATCATTTCTACCCAACCAGATGTAGCAGTATCCCACTTACCTCTGAGCCAGTATCTGTTGTCTGTAGCATTACTCGCACCGACCATCATCCAACCATAACCAACATTTGATGTTGAGTAATGTTGACCAGAAACAATACCTTGTGCGTGAATATATCCAGCACCTTGAGGATGATCAGTTCCTTCACCCCAGATATCCCATCCAGAAAAACCCCCTTGCCAAGCATTCGCCCAATTTCCGTGGTCTTTTGCCCATCCGTTTGTACCAGTCCAGTATCCTTGATCACCAGTATACTGTTGTCTATTTGTCCAGTATCTTGGCATATTCCATCTTGCCCTAGTGTTAGTTGTTAACTGACTAAGACTAGATTCACCATTTGGGTCTACATAATATGCTGTGTCATTAGAGTCGTAGAAGATTGGTGCACGTAAAGAATCAGCAGCTTCAACATATCCATTAGCATAAGTGTAGCCGCTGTAAAATGTCATTCTTGTGTCATAATTCCTTATGATAGTAAGGTCGTGGTTTGTTAAAGAACCAACTTTAGATTGACCGCCAACGTGAGAGAACATACCAGTTTGAATGCCCTCATCTCTTGCGTATACTCTTATAATAGAGTGTGGTCCATTTGAAAGATGGAACTGTGTGCCCCAACCACCAGTATCTACCCAATCACTTCCAGAATCTCCAACGTATAAATTTCTTATTCTTGAAGAGCTATTTGGGTTTAAGTAATAAGAATTGTCATTACCATCATAATAAATAGGTGAGTAAACAGCAGTACCTGCTTCAATGTAGCTATTATTTACAATTAAACGACCGTATGGGATTGATATAAGACCACTATTAAAACCGTCAGTTCCAGTATTTAACTCAATAGTTCCGTTGTAACCGGAGTTAATACGTACATTCCTTCCAGGAAAACTTAATATGCCTAAATCGCCTGAAAATCCAACATTACCTACCCAGATATTAGATGAATCTTTAAATGATATTTGTCCTTCTGCACCATTAATATCAAGCCTGTTTCCTGAAACACTTATATATTCAAAGTTTCTTTGTGATGTTGTTTCTGAGTTACCCGCAGATGCAGCATAGTTTACTGATTGAGAGCCAATGTTTCCAGAATGTATAATAGTACGAAGTGTGTTCCAACTTGTAGTATTACCAGAACGAAGATACCAGTTCTCGTGAGCGGTTGTACTAGAAGGTCCAATGATTTGCCAAGCAGCATATCCATCGTGCCATCCCTGCATAGTCATTAAAGAGTGCCAATCCGATATGCCAGTAATCTGGTTGGTAAACTCCCAGGTTACACGATAGTCAGCATAATTGTTTGGAGTTAGTTGGGCAGAACGAGTATCTTGAATAATGCCGTGATATGCTCTATCGGTGTAATCGGCATAGCTCACTGACTGAGAGCCGATGTTACTTTTGTTAATAGCGGTAGAAGCGTCTTGTTTGGCATCAAGAAGAGTGGAGATGTATGCTCCAGCCCAAGACATATAAATATTACCGTCACTACCGATAAAAAGCTTTTCTGTGTTGCCAGATCTAAACGACCAGCCAGCATCACCCTCAACACCAAATAGCATTGAGCCAACTGAACGATAAATACCACCATACCCCCAGATTTCACCAACTCTTATGTTGCCGTTGGTGTATAGGTAACTTCCCGAATAAACCTCTCCTCCAAAGCGAGTTGCTCCACCATTCCAGTTAAGATATAACGTGGTGGTGTTTTCACCATAGTATGCGTTAAACTGGTCACCACCTGTTACACGAATGTTGTAATTGGTGTCTCCTGCATAGGTTATAAACCTTGCTTCACCGCTGCTAATCCTTAGCCTCTTTGTACCAGAAGTTGATACATAAAAAGAACTATCGGTACTAAGATATAACGTGATATCATTAGCACTTCCAGAGTGTGCCCAATCATCAAGACCCAAACCGCCCCTAAATGTTGAACCATCATAAAATCGGAATGCCGCATTTACGGTGTTTGTATCAACGTGCCCAGAGGCGTATAATCTACCACTTACGTTTGTGCTTAAAAGATTAGCCATATTATTTGTTCTCTAATTTTTGGATACGCTCCGATAACTCCTTAACCGTTTGCAAAAGTAAGACCGACAATCTCGTGTAGTTTAGTGACTCAGGCTGTCCATCGTCATCGTAATGTACAACCTCAGGGAATAGTTCTGCTACCTCTTCGGCAATCAAACCAATCTCTTGAGTTTCTGATCCTATCTTATTATATCGTACTGGGCGAAGTGAATAAACCTTATCTGTTACAGGCTCAAGGTCAACGATGTTTTCCTTGTAACGTCTTGCCGATGTCTCTGAGAATGTTCCTTGTACTTCTACATCTCCTGCAAAACGAACACTTAAAGCTTGTACTCTCTTTTCATCTTCATCATCTATGTTCCAGTATCCGTAGTCAGCGTGATTACCCCATCCGTAGGCCGTGTCGGCATTGGAGCCTTGTGCGCTTGTTGCAGCGTAAGATGTATAGTTTACTGAGTCAAGAACGGGTGCTTGGACTCCTCCGCCATAGGAATTTTTAGAACAGTACAAAGTTCCATTGTTCCACTCAATTTGCCATCCGTATGCGTTATTATGAAATCCACTTGCATTAGAATTTGGATTTACCATCAACGATACTTGACCATTTGATGCGTCAAACTCTAAACCATTCCATCCATTTCTATTTCCAGCTATTCTCCAAGCACCATAAGTGCCATTGTTTGGATAAATATGTGCGCCATTGACACTAGAGAAGAATCCCCGATCTACGGGCAAATGAACCCAGTTATTGAATTCAGCATATCCACCCATATTGGACATAGTAAATCCACCAGAGAGTCGGTATGCGCTTGAATTTACCGTTCCTGCTACATCTAGCTTGTAAGATGGATTATCAGTACCAATACCTACGTTACCGCCATTCACAATAGTTACACGAGTAGAATTTCCGGTGCGGAACATTATATAACCACCGTTAGTTTCACCGTGTATATCTATACAGTTTTGGTAGTTCTCCTCACCGGAAGCATTTAAACGAAGCCATCCTCTTGACCCAGCTCCATTCAAATAAACGCCATTTGTTAAAGAGTAGTACGACAGTGCTCCATCCGTGCGGTATAAGTTCCCTTCTATTGGGCTTAATGTAATTCCACCTCCAAAGCGAACATCCGAAGAAACATCTAGCTTGTAAGAAGGACTCGTAGTACCAATACCTAAATTCCCACTACCATCCCAAGTTCCTTTAAAGAAACCATTTCCCTCAAAGTAATGCACACCGTTTGCACGATAGTATCCGTTTGTTCCAGAATAAGAAATATACTCGTATGAGCCAGTACCATAGTATACAGTTCCTTCTCTAGCTCTAATGGCTCCATCAACATCTAACTTAAGTCCTGGACTAGTAGTACCAATACCTACGTTATTAGAATCTCCTCTAAGCGTTATTCCGTTACCCTGTCTTGTATTAAGTGCAATACCATAGTATCCGTACATACCAAATGCACTCTCTCCGCCAAATGCAGCAGAGGAGAACTGCAAATATCCGTGAACAGCATAATTTTGGTCTAAGGTAATTTGGTTACCACTATCTACAGTTATTGACCCAGTGGTTCTAAGTGAACCACCCACATCAAGTGTGTATGTAGGATTTGTTTTATTTACGCCTAGTTGTGGAGTATATGTGTGATTATCATATACACGAAAAGCATTTGTTAAATAGTCCGTACCCAAGTACATATAAGACAATAACGTTCCAGAGTCTCCGTAAGCACCAAGTGCCTTCATTACTGTTCCAGAGCCGTTAGCAAATGAGAATCCTTCCCTAGCCCAGCTACCCCAACCGCTATTTGTTCTGTATACATAACCTCCACCTGTGGTTTCAGCCACGTTAATTGTGCTGCTGGTAAGACTTCCACGAGATACAACTGTAGCCAATGTATCTGACTCAGTAGTAATAAAGCCGTAGTTTTCTACATCCTGAATAGATGCCATCTGACGAAGGTCAACACTATTACCATTGCTGATGGTAAGCGTCTTTTCTTCCTGATTCCAGTCAAGTTCTTGTGAGTCTGTCTCTGAGGTGAGGTATCCTTGAGCTGCAACCCATACTCTAGTTGCAAGTACATCGCCATTCCAAGTAGCATTGCCAGAAGTTGAAAGACGTACTTCTGCTCCAGAGCTACCTTGTACTTGAAGAACTGAATCATTTACGTGAATACCTCCAATCTGTACACCGCTAAGATATGCAGATAAAGCCCATATTCCTTCAGCAGCATTTACAGAGAAGCGCTCGTTAGATTGTGGAGCTCCGTTTATACCTACGTTTCCTCCGTCAATAATGGTTATTTGATTGTCGTCACCAAGGTATAATGTTTTATTCCCAGTGGCTCCTATTCTAGCATAGTTTGTATCCCACGTAAGATAACCATATGCAGTACCTTCAACTCCCCAGTAACTAATAGCAGACGATTCAGTCCAAAATGAGTTTGATGAGAATGTTCCGTTTACGTGAAGTTTATAGGTTGGATTTGTCGTATTGACACCAACGTTACCAGCATTGCTTAAAAACAAAACATTTTCTATGCCGTTTGGATGCAATGATATTGGCCCGTTGCTATTCCAAATGTTTAACGCCTTAGCTCCTCCGTAATATGCGTATGCTGTTCCAGCTCTAAATATCTCTCCTTGTCCATCATTTGTTTTTAGTGCAATATCAGCATATTGTGTTGTTGCTGTTGAACCAAAGTATGACACTTGACTTGAAGCTCCACTAATAACATTTAGACCTCCAGCGGTTATAGTTCCAGTTGTTGAATTACCCCTTGTTACAACAGTATCTAAAGTATCAGACTCAGCAGTCAAGTAATTGCCCTGCGCTTGGAATGGTAAAGCAGAAAGGTCTACTGATTCGTTGTAAGCATTCCCTTCACCAACAAATACAAGGTTTGTGTCTACAAGCTTTACATTTGAGATATAGTTGTTCTCGTATGATGTTAGATATCCTTCTGATGCGTGGTCACCCCAACCATATGCAGCATCCCAATTTGTAGCATTGTTTGTTGTGGTGTACCAAGAAGACCCAGTATAAATTGGATCAGTCTCTGATTCAAGTTTGCGGTCAAGCACATCTTGAAGTTCACTTACGTCTTCAATATAGTGCCTGTGGAAAAGGTCCGCGTATAATCCTGCGTGATTACCCCAACCATAAGCCGTGTCCCAGTTTGTGGCGTTATTTGAAGTAGTATACCACGAGGAACCAGTATAAATAGGGTCTGACTCAGATTCAAGTTTCCTATCTAATACGTCCTTAAGTTCGTTTATTTCTGCAATTTCGTGTGTGTGGCGTGTATCTGCCTTTTCTGAAAGAAAAGTGTCTACTTCTGTCTCCGTATAATATCGGTCGTCGTGGTCGTGACCAGATGCTGCGTAGTCTGGGGTGAAGTTCTCCCAAATTCTATTAGTGCTGTTGTAAGCTAATAAGTCGCCATCTTCTGGTGAGGCTGCACTAACATCGTGCAACTCGTGAAGCACATTGCCCTGCGTAATACGAACAGCAATAGAACCGTTTCCCGCGCTTGAAACAACAAAGGCAATCGGAAGGCGTAAGTTTGGTGCAGATGGTTCTACATTAGTAAGGCCACCCGGTTTTAGTGGGTCGCACCACAACACATCACCCTCTTGGAAAATTTCAGTGTCAATGCCACGAATCGTACCCTGCGTTACTACTTTTCCAAACTCACCAGCTGCAATATCACGTAGCGCAACACCAATAATATACTTGCTGTTCACAGTGCCATCTGAAACCATTAAGCCTGCCTCAATCTTACTTGAGTTGCCTACAGTTCCGATAGCCATTAAAACAGTACCACGAGCAATGTCTTCAGCAGTTCCGTTCTTAACGTGCCAGTGCATATCCTGACCGATATTGAACCACTGAGAATCGTATGGGTAAACGGACACTGTATCTACATCAGCGTTCCACGCCATATAGCCTTGACGCTCGTCTCCAGTAAGCCTAACGGCAGTATCAAAATAAACATAGTCTGTGGTTACTCCACCTACATCAATTGAATTTGCCGTAGTGTTACCACGACCAGTAACATCGTCAAGTGTATCAGTTTCCGATAATGAGATAGTGCTATTAATCCACTCTCCAGAAGGCTCATCATAAACAAGAAAGTCTCCGCCTTCAGGATTATCTATTGTTACATCAGATAGACTCGTTAAATCTCGCTGTGGAAGCCCAGAAAGGTATGTGGTGGTATCAATGCTGCCATCTGCCTTCAAAAAGCCACTGGAAGTCCCAGAAGGGGTCTTAAATCCATTTGATGTTATTTTACCATCTGTGTCTATATATGCAATTGGATCCTCCATCCAATCAAAGGAAAATAGAACATTTGCTGGGTCTCCTTGGTCTGGTATTAGCCCACCATTTTCGTCTGCCATTAAACGAATTTGACCAGTAATAGACCACATCGTTAGTGATGATGGTCCGTATACAGCTTCTGTTGTTACTGAGCCAACAGTTATTGGATTTGTTGTTGTTGAACCTAACGTTGTAACATCATCTAATGTTTGAGATTCTGTGTAAGACGTAAGATATGTGCTTGTGTCAACACTACCATCCGAACGAAGGAAACCAGTTGTTCCGCTTGTTTTGAATCCAGCAGATGCAGTAGCATATCCATCTCCATCAACAGAGAAATGGGTATCGCCTAACCAGTTTACATTAAACAATGTTGGATTTGGCTCACCTTGGTCAACCTGCTGGTTATTTTTAACAGTAACTATTCCGTTATATTGAACCAATGAAGTTGTTACGGATGTAGCTGTTAGAGCTCCAACTGATATGTTGTTTGCGGTAGAAGCCCCTCTTCCTGTTACGCTGTCAAGAGTATCGCTTTCTGTAAATTCAGGAAACTCATCAGGAATCCATAGTCCACTTCCCTCGTTGTATACTAAAATGTCTCCATCGTTAGCCCTTGCATTGCCAACGTCAGCAAGCGAAGAAAGCGTGGCTGAAGTAGTAAGAAAGTCGTGTGTCCAGTTGACCCAACTCTCACCATTAAACTGCAGCAGCTGACCTGTTGATGCCGTGCTAATTATTACATCCTTAAGGTCATTTAATTCGCCTACATCAGATGAGCCAACAGTAATCCACTCAACGCCTGTTCCTGTAGATGATAAAACTTTACCTGATGTTCCAACTTCGCCAACTGAATCACTCAGGGTTCCTAAAACACCAATTTGATCAGTGAAGAATTTTTTACCATTTATGCGCTGATTGCCCAGCGTGCGGACAAACGTGAATAGATTTTCCATCATAGACTTTATGCGTTGGAGTCGCAGTCGTCATCAATGGGATACACGGGGTAGTATACTGATGACTCTTGAGAATCCTCCTCGTTAAATAAATCGTTTGTACTGGACTGAGCAAGAGCTAGGAGCGTAGCATCTGCCTTGATGTAATTTACAATCCGTTGATTGATATAACTAATCTTAGAGTCCAGCCCACTTGAGATTCCATTGAGGGCATATTGGTCTAGATCTTTTTCTTCGTTTTTGGTCGTTCCTATAGCGGTGCGAATAGTTGCAATTGCGCTACGCACGACATAAAGAGCAAGGGCGTACTTGACAATCTTAAATAAGCCAGATTCGGCTTCGGTTAAGTCTTCATCAAATACCTTTTGCTCAAGGTCTTCGTACAATGCTGTTCCAAGAAGGTCTTGAATAGACGTTGCTTGCTCAAGCATAATTAACGACAATAAAGACTGACGATCTAACTTCTTTGGAAGTGGATAGTTTTGATAGACGTAGTTGTCGTCAATGAATATGACTTTTACGATGCTCATTGGTCTTGTGGTATGTCGTTAGTATTTGCACCTTTAATTGACTCCAAGTTTACTGGCTCTTCAAGAATGTTTAGATTGATTTTATCATATCCAACTGTAGAGAGAACCCGATTAACGGAGTCCATAATATTTTGGCGGTTTGGTAAGGTTTCTGTAGCGCGGAAAATCTGATACGCACTTACAAGTTCATTACCCGTACCACCCAACTTGCCAGCCACCATAACACCGAAAAGCGTGGGCGAGGTGACGTTATGTGCGGTGAGAATCTTCGCATCGTTTAAACGGCTAAGGATATCGATCGTCTTATCTAAATTGCTAACGTCAAGTGGAGTAAAAGTTGGAGCATCATCCTTAGTCTTTACCCAAGATGCAATAACTGTTTCCGCCTCAGATCCAACAAATGAAGCCTTAAACTTATCAAACTCTAATTTCTTTTGCTCATTAGACATATTACGTCCAACGAATGTTGCGAGTACTTTTGGAGTAAATCCATTGGCAGCTGAGTTTCGTATGTGCTTACCAAATTCGTAGTCCGCATTGATAAAATGGAACGCTGAAATGTAGTTCGGAACACCATAATAGTGATTGTTGCTGTATGGATTCTTGACATACAAAATCTGCTCTTGGTCTTTGCTGAATTTATCGAACGCTGGGATTTTTTTTGGTTCGTTGTGCTGCATAGAAACATCACCTTTACCAAACTTTTTACGCACAATGTAGTGAGTAATCTTTCCATCTTTATTTGGTTCTGCAATTCGCAAACCCTTGATATCTAATGATTTAAACTCAACAATCTTATTGTGATCCTTATTCCATTTGATATAAAATGCGAATGCACCATTTAGCTCTTGCTGGAATGATGCGTGAACAAGCTGCTCATAAAGACCCTGAGACTTTCCTGCACAGTTTGCAATAAATGCTTTAATTTCTGCCCGCTTAATTGGAGCCTTGAATGCAGACTCCAAATCATAAATTAGTCCATTTCCAGCCACCATCTTTGCTTTCTTGGTGATGATTCCAGCGTGTACTGGTGACTGATTGTACATACGCTGCAACAGGATCGGAAAGTCGTCTCCATATCCAAACTTAACGTAATCACCAGCAGTTGTGTTCCCGACCGCATATCGCGAATCAAGATTCTCAATAGACCTTTCGAGCGGATTAGTTACAATGTTGGTCTCCTTCGCGACAACAAAAGTGTTCGAAGCAAAGTAGTCAACAACTTTATCGAAAATGCTCATTTTTTATAATAATTTACAAGTTACTTATCTTAACTGTAGTAGAAAATAACTCGTCATTACTTTGAGAATTATCAAAAGTATAATCAATCACTTGACAAACATACCGACCGTATACACGGAAGTCGTCGTAGATTTCCAACTTATACTCTCCACCGGGTACGTCAAAGTCTGTTAGATCTAAGTCAAGGACAATGAAATCCTTTGCTAAGTCAAATTCAAACTTATCATATAAGTTGTCAAACACATATTCTGTTGTGCCAACAACCTTTGTCAGTTTTACCGTGAATGGTATGTCAGCCATAAGCGGAGCCTTCACAAAAGAAAGTTCGTTGCTTTGTCCGTTGCTTAGAGTTTTCATAAAATAAAAGTAATAAAAAAAGGGAGGGGAAACCCCTCCCTTTCCCCGAATTGGGGTTGATTATATTTAGACAAGCTTAGCCCACTCGGCATCATCGATTGGGTATGCAAGGACATTTTCGTCACCAACCAAAGTCAATTGGTAGCGGTTCTTATCCGTACGAGCAGCGCCAGAAGCACCATCAACGGTAGCAGCGTACATACCGAAGTCGTAACCAACCAAGTGCTTAGTACCAGCAGCAGTCTCAATGAAAGCTACGATTTCAGCACCGGGTAGAGCAATTTCTTCAAGAGCATTACGCTTAGTAGCGTCCATACGAACAAACTCCATAGCAATGGTAGGAACAGCAGAAGCGGAACCATCAGCGTTCACAGTCTTAACGTCCGTGAAGTTAGAGAAACCATCTTTGTTGTTAAAACCAAGCTCGAGCAAGTCGTTACTAGCAGCAACCAAGTCAGCCTTAACGCTAGTAGTCACGCTAAAGGTAGCAA